TGGGCCAGATTGCCGCCGGCAACCTGGTGGCCGACGCCGTGGGCGCGCTGGTCGAAAAGGTGAAAGACCTCGGGCGTTCGTTCGTGGCGTCTGTTGTGCAGCTCGACCAGTTCCGCCGGGGCATGACCGCCATCTACAAGGATGCGGGCGTCGCGGCGCAGCAGTTGGCTTTCCTGCGCAGGATGGCCAATGAATCGGGCGTCGCATTCGGCAGTTTGTCCGAGTCGTTTGTCCGGTTCAGTGCCTCGACAAAATCCGCCGGGATACCGCTGGGCGTCACCAACGATCTGTTCGCCTCCGTAACGAAATCTGCGGGCTCGCTTGGGCTAACCACGGAGCAGACTTCCGGCACTCTTGACGCCCTCGGCCAGATCGCCAGCAAAGGGGTGGTTTCCCTCGAAGAACTGCGGCAGCAGCTCGGGGACCGTATGCCCGGCGCCTTGAGCGCAGCGGCGCGCGGACTAGGCATAACAGAGGCGGAGCTGATTAAGCTGGTTGAGAGCGGAAACTTGGCGGCCCGCGATTTCTTCCCCGCGTTCTCCAGGGGGTTGAAGGGCCTGCAGGGGGATACCGAAGGCTTGCTGCCGTCATGGAACCGTCTCACCAATGTTTTTAAAGAGGCGGGGCAAAGCGCGGGCGACGCCGGCTGGACGCAGGTGATGGCGGCGGGGCTCAAGTCGCTGGCGCTGGTTGCCGGGGCGGTGCTAATACCGTTGCAGACGCTTTTCGAGCTGATCGGAGGGACCGCCAAGTCGCTCGGCATCCTTACCGCTGCGATAGCAAGCGGAACGAACCCCATGGACGCACTGCGAGAGGTGTGGGGGTCCGCAGGCGACCGCCTGGAAAGCCTGAACAGCGCCGTTCGAGGTGCCATTGGTTTTACGGACCAGAACGCCGAGGCGCAGAAGAAACTCGCGGTGGAGACCGCCGCGGCCACGCAGACCACTGTGGAGGCCAAAGGGGCAGTGGACCTGCTCGCCGTAGCCCGCAAGCTGGATGCAGACGCCACGTTGGACCAGGCCGCGAAGTTGGTGCAGTTCAATGTGCAGGCCCTCGCAGCACTCAAGACGCAGGAATTTCGGACGGATGCGGCAGAAAAAAGCGCGAAGGCTACCAAGGTTGAAGGCGACTCGCTTGTGGCGCTTACTGCGCTGCGGGGGGACGAGCAGGCCAAACTGCTCGCCTCTCAGACCGCTGCGGAAAACTATGCGGACGCGATTGGCAAGGCCGCCCAAGAGCAAGCTAAAGAGACCGATATTCTGAAGCTCCAACTGGAGCGGCTGGTCCTCAGCACGGGTGGGCGCGCGGAGGACGTAGAGGCTATGAAAGTGCAGCGCCAGGCGCTTGAGGACAAGATCAAGACCAGCGAGGCCGAAACCGAGCAGGCCAACCAGTCTGCGGAGGCTGCGCGCCGAGAGACGCTCTCCCGCCAGATCGCGGCGGAGACATACCGCGACAACAGCGCGAAAATCGACGAATACCGCACCGCGCTGGCGGCCGCGCAACGCGAGCTTGAGGCGACCATAGAGTTTGAGAAAAGAGGCGTACTGAGCAAGAAGGACGCCGAGGCGGCGCAGGAGCGGCTGACCGTTGCACAGGCGAAATACAACGACGCCCTGGAGGACACAGCGCGCAGGCAGCAGGCATACGTGGATTCGGCCCGTGCTGTCAATCAAGAGGCTGAAGCCGGTTTGCGGCTGTCTCTCGCCCTCGCGCGGGCCGCTGAGCGCAAAGCGCGGCTTGACGGCGACGAGTATTCCGCCCGCCAAGCGCAGATAAAGCAGCGAGAAATTGAGCTTGAGCTTTACAAGCTGAAGATCAAGAGCATGCAGCTTGAAGCGCAGGGGTCAATAGACCTTGCCAACGCCACCCTTGCCGAAAAAATTGCGAAGGGTGAAGTAAGCGCGGTAGATCAAATTCGTATCACCACTTCGATACGGCTTGCCGAGGTAAAGTTGCTCGAAGCCAAGGCTCTTGGCGTGAATGTCGAGGCCATGGAGCGCGAGCTGAACACCTTGCGCTCGGGCATCTCCGCCCGCGAAACGAACACCCGCGCCCTCGGCGGGGAAATTCGTGCGCGGGGGCAGGCCACGTCCGCGACCACCGCGCACTCGGACGCGATGGAAAAGATGCTCATGCGCTACAAGTTGTCGGCCGACTACAGCGAAGCGCAGATTGCGCTGCTGGAGCGCGAAACCGCCGCCGCAGAGAAAGCCGCCGAGGCGTACCGCAAGAAGTGGAACGTGGACAAAGACGGGTTCTCACTGGACAACAACGGGCAGCGCCAGCAACAGTCGCTGCCCACCCAAAGCTACGTCATGGAAACGGCGAAGGCGCAAGGGCTGTCGGAGGCGCAGGCCCTTGAACTGACCGACCGTTTTGTGCGCAACGGGCAGGGCGTCGGCACCGAAAAGGGTTCCGACTGGTTCAGTACCGTCAACAAAGCCATCGCGGACCTCGTGCTGGCCGAGGCCCGTAAACGGGTGGCCGCAGCCGACCCCAACGCAAGCGGCAAAACCGGCGCAGCCGCGCAGGGCGCCCCCGGCGCGCCAACGGCGGCCGCGCCAACCGCGCCAACCGCTGCAGCGGGCGTGACCATGAATTTCACCATAGACGGCGTAAGAGAGCAGGTGCGTGTGCAAGACGACGCCAGCGCAACCGCGCTGCAGAACGTGCTGCGCGGTCTCGGCGCGGCGGCAACCAGGGCCAGTTAAATGAGCATCACCCTATCTGACGGCGCCACCACACTGGCGCTACACCCCGACCTCTACTGGTCCGATGAGCACAACTGGTTCCCTGTGGAACAGACCGCACAGCGCACCATCACGGGCGCGCTCATCGTGAGTGTCGCCACGCGCCTCGCGGGGCGCCCGGTGACCCTGCAACCCGAGGACGACAGCAGCGCGTGGACCCCACGCGCAGACCTAGACCAACTGCGACATTGGGCCGCAGGCGCGGGCCGGGTGCTGCAACTTACATTGCGCGGGAGCACACGCGATGTGATGTTTCGCCACCAAGACAACAACGCCGTGGAAGCCACGCCGGTGCAGCACCTCAACGACACACAACCCGGCGACTGGTTCCTCGTGACCGTTCGACTCATGGAAATCTGACGCATGACCATCCTACCCAGCAACATCCGCCTGCTCGAATCCGAGCGCATGGCCGACACCAGCGATGGCGGCGGCCGGCGCACCAGCCGCGTCATCCCCGATGGTGTGGCGGGCAACATCTTCCCAAAGGTGAGCCGTGTCGATTCGGTCTATGGCCGCGTCAACCTGTACAAAATTTACCCGCACATCAACACCGCCACGCTGGACGTGTACGCTGGCGCGCACTTCATCATCACCGACGCGCCAGACAACGACCGCATCGGTGTGCTGGCATTCAGCACTGGCAGCGACTTCGACCTGCGCACCGCTGCGCGTGACCGCATCGAAAGCTACGTGATTGCAGGGCCAGAAAGCCGCATGACGCTGTACGGCCGTCAGCTCAAAGAGTCGCAGGCCATCATGGTCTATCAGCGAGAAGAAGAACCGCTGCCCGATGTGGGCGACGTGTTCGCCATCAGCAACGAGGTGGGTGGCGTCACCACCGCGCAGCAGTTTGTGCGGGTGCAAGATGTTTCGCACGAGGTGCGCACCTTCACTGATGAAACCAACAGCGACTTTCGCCGCCGCATCGTCACCCTCAAAATCGGCGCGCGCCTGCGCTATGAATTTGGTGGCCTTCCTGCGCCAAGCCGCTACGCTTCGGCATCGGCCAGCGCAGTGGGTCGTCTGCGCAACACCACCGTGGCTGACGCGGCCCGCTACTACGGCATCCAGCCCTTGACTGCGGCGGTTTCGTCGGGCGCGCTGGAGCTGACTGTTGCCAGTGTGTACGCACCCATCGTGCCCACCACGCAGCGCGAAACGGCGCTGAGTTTGGCAAGCACCAGTGGTGCGCAATTCCACCGGGTCTCTGGCACCAGCGCCTACACACTCAACTTTTTTGCCCCTGGCGGCATGGCTACGCTGCGCTTGCCGCGCAGCATCAAGCCAGGCACGTTGAATGGTGGAATTGTAGCAGTTTCGGTAACCAACGGGGCCTGGACTGTTACCGACTCTGGTGATGGCACGCTTGTTGTCCTGCGGGACGGAGTTGCAGTTGATGGTATGCAAATCACAGCGGATTACGAGACCGGCGTGCTGAGTTTTTTCAACCCCCAAGGCTACGTTTCTTGGATTTTGACTTTGCCCGAAGTCACATGGGTGGTGGACGTTGCGCAGCCCGCACACACCAACGCTATCCCGGTAACCCTGGCTACACGCGGCACCGTGTATTCGGTGCCGCTGTTGCCACTGCCCGCGCCAGGAACCTTGATTGTGGATTTCCGCTCCCTGGGCAAGTGGTATCGCCTGCGCGACAACGGCGTGGGGGAGCTCACAGGCGGAGATGCGGCATACGGAACCGGTAATATTGATTACGTGACCGGCGGTGCCACTATTACCCTTGGCGCGCTGCCCGACGTGGGCAGCAGTGTGCTGCTGTCGTGGGGTAGCCCGGTGCACTACGAAATCCTGGCTGCAACGCCCGCAAGTGGTTTTGAAATCACTCTCGCACCCGCCCCCGTAAAGCCAGGCTCTGTGGTACTGACATGGATGGAGGGTGCAACGGCAAAGACCGCCATAGACAACGGCAGCGGCGCAATCACAGGCCACGCCACCGGCACCATCGTCTATCAGACGGGCGCGCTCAAACTGGTGCTGACCAACCCCATTGCGGGCGATGTTGCCATCGCTTTTGACCGCGACACGCCGCCCACAACGCAAAGCAGCTTTGATTTTGGGGGCGTCATCGCGCCGCATAGTGTGCGCGTTACCGGTGTTGGTCTCACGCTGCCAAGCGGCCTGCCGTACCCCGGAGTCACGCTTATCGACAACGGCGCCGGGCAGTTGTTGATGGCCGCGGGGTCCGCGGTGTCGGGCTTCAGTTCGCTGGGCGCGTACTGGGTTGCCAACAACCAATCTTTCGGCACTGTCAACTACGCAACAGGCGCCATCACTGTGGCCGCCAGCGTGCCCGCCAGCGCCCCCGGCGTGTGGAACCAGGTCACTGGTGCGTGGGACACCTCTGCAACAGTCACCGTCCTCGTAAGTGCAACCGGGGGGCAGTTTTCTGCCAGCCTCACGGCTACGGCGCCCGATGTGGTGGCGCAAACCCAAACGGCCACCGTGGGCAGCGCGGGCACCGGCATGTCGCTGCAGCTCGGGCCACTCACACCCGTCACCCTCGTGCCGGGCTCGGTGCTTTTCACGGCCTTCGGAAAAGACCACATCGACCGCAATGGCAGCATCTACACCGACGTGTCTTACACCACCGGAAGCGGCATGCTGGTGGGCGCAATCGACTACGCCACGGGCGCCATAACGCTCAACGACTATCCCAGCGCCACGGCGGCAAACTTTGCCGTTAAGGCGGCCTTGGGTATCAAGGGCAACTACACCGCCACGACGGTGGCGTTTCGCACAGCTGGCAGCCCGCTGCGCCCGGCCAGCTTGTATGTGCAGTGCACGGCGGCTGACGGCGAGCTGCTTTCTGGCACGGCCGATCAAAACGGCATCATCACTGGCGGCATGACGGGCGATGTGGAGCAGACCATGGGCGTGGTCAATGTCAGCTTTTCCAAGCCCGTGCTGCCCGGCACGCTGCGATACAGCACGGTGGTGCTCAGCAACTTGCCGCTCGATGCCGACATTCTGGGCCTCGACCCCGTGCGCCTGCCCAGCGATGGCCGCGTGCCAATCTTCCGCCCGGCTGATGTAACGGTGATCCACCACACCGACATTTACAACGCCGGCACGCCCGCCGCTGGCAGTGTCATCAACGTGGGCCGCACGGGTCTGTCCGCGCTCTGGCTTGAGGATGCCGACAGGAAGAAGTTGGCCAGCACGATGTACGCGGTAGACCTGGCCGCAGGCACCGCCACCATGGCCGCAGACCTGAGCCTGGTGGGGTACGTGCCGCCCATCTCTGCAAAGCACCGCATCGAGGAAATGGGCTTGCTCAGCGATGTGCAGATCAACGGGCAGGTCACGCTTACGGCGCCGCTGCTGCGCGACTTCCCTGCTGGCAGCCAGCTCAGCAGTGCGCTGCTGTATGGCGACCTGCAGGCCCGCGCCACCAACCTTTTTGACCAGCAAACCTGGACGAACGTTTGGCAAAGCACCGTGGCAGGCAGTGGCGCCACTGCGCAGTACAACGATGTTGATTACCCGGTCGAGGTGTTGAACAACGGCGCGGTCACTGAGCGCTGGCGCCTCAACTTCACCAGCACCACCAGCTTTCAGGTGATTGGGGAAAACATGGGCGTCATAGCCACAGGCACAACTGGCACCGACCTGCAGCCCATCAACCAGCTCACCACACTGCCTTACTTCACGCTGCGTGCCGCAGGGTGGGGCACTGGCTGGGCCGTTGGCAACCAGTTGCGCTTTGACACCCTTGCCGCAGCCCCTCCCACCTGGCTCGTGCGCACCGTGCTGCCAGGCGCCGCGCTCACTGGCGACAGCTTCGACGCGCAACTGCGCGGCGATGTGGACTAAACCAAAGGACAAAACACATGATTCTCCGATTCGTACCCGCGCTGCGCAGCGCCATCGCAGACCTCATCATCGCAACCTTCGACGCCGGCGCGGGGCCGGTGACTGCCGAGTTCTACACGGGCGCCATCCTGACAAACCTGAGCGATGCAATCACCACGCAGGTCAAGCTGGGCACGCTCACTTGTAGCGACCCCGTTGCTACCCAAACGTTGGGCGCCATCACCTTCAGCACCATCACCCAGGACAATGCCGCAGACGCCAGCGGTCAAGCGACTTGGGTGTGTTTGCGAGACGGTGCGGGCGCCATCGTCGCACTGGGTGACGTGACCGACATGGCGGGCGACGGCTTTGCCAAAGCCAACACCACCACCATCGTCGCAGGCGGCCCCATCCTTATTAACTCGCTCACGATCAACGTGGGCGGGGCGTAAGGGGCTGTCTATGCCGACGATCACGGGCTATGTTGACGACGCCTCCGGGGCGCCTGCAGAGGGGCGCACGGTTCGGCTGTACCGCCGCGACACAGGGGCCTTGCTTGCCTCGGGCGTCACAGGGCCGGTAGCCGAGGTGGTTGGGGATGCGGGTTTTTCAAGCGTCGCTGCGCTGCTGCCAATGACCGGCACGGCAGGCAGCACCACGTTCACAGACGTGAAAGGCAACGTCTGGACGCCCGCAGGCGGCGCGCAAATCTCCACCGCGCATAGCTTTTTTGGGTCAGGCGCTGGGTATTTTGACGGCGACGCAATAATCACAACACCCCACACTGCCGCGCTGAGCCTTGCGACAGGGGATTTCACCATTGAATTTCTTGTGCGCTTCCAAACGGTAGCCCAGACCCTACTTCTTTATAAAGGGATTGGCTCGGGGTACTACCCATACCAAGTGTGGACGGACGCATCAGGACAATTCGGGTTTCGTGGCTTTGACGGCGGTACCACCCTCATCTACTCCATCCTCGGTGGTGCCATTGTGGCGGGGACTGACTATTTTGTGTCTGCTCGGCGCAGCGGCAGCACGTTCAGCTTGCATGTCAATGACACGCTCATCGGTACGGCCACCAGTGCCGTCGCGCTACGGTCGGACCCAAGTGCTTCGGTGGTTGTTGGCGCATACAGCGGTGGGGGTGCGGGTCTGCGAGGCTATCTCGGCCAGGTTCGCATAACACCGGGCGTGGTGCGGCCCACTACGACCCCCACCGGGGCGTGGCCCACCGTGGGGGCGTCTGTGCCTGAGCTTTTGGCGGGGCAATACTCCCTGGCCACAGAGTACGTGGGGGAAGTGCAGCGGATCGTTCTTGATGACGACGCAGGGGCGCTCCACAACGATCTGATCGACAGGGTGATGCTGGCATGAGTTACGCCCGGCCCATTGCATCTGCAGCCGACTGCACATGGGTGGGCACGTCGGCGTACACGCGCCCGGCGCAGTCGGCTGCGGATGCGTCATGGGTCTCCGGTTTCACCGCAACCTGCGCTGGCACGCTTGGATTTACAGGTGCCGCCACGGTGGCCCACGGCGTTGCGGTGGTTGCTGCGGGCGCTCTGGCGTTCAGTGGCTCAGCCACCGTTGAGCACAGCAGTGCGGTTGTCGAATGTGTGGCCGAGGGCACGCTCACATTCACCGGGGCGGCCAGCGTAGCCCACGGGATTGCGGCGCAAGCGGCCGGTGCACTCGACTTCACTGGGGCGGGGGCTTCGGCCCACGGCATCGCCGCCGCCTGCGCGGGCACGCTCGATTTCACAGGCGCCTGCGCGGCCCAGCACCTGCGCTATGAAGTGCGCGGCGAGGTGCGCCTGGGCGGTGTGCTGGTCAACCGCCGCGTGCGCTGCAGCAAGCGCGCCACGGGCGAGCTGATGGGGCAGGCCGACACCGTGGCCGGGGTCTACCGCGTGCACGCCGGGTTTGACGAAGCCGAGGTGTATGTGACCGCCATCGATCTGGCCGAGGCCGCAACCGATTGGATTCCACCCACGGCCAACCGCCTGGTGCCAGTGCTTGCGAGCGACACCGCATGACTGCACAACTCGCATCCAGCACGCTGCTGGCCTACGGGCCGCAAGGCGCCCGCCAGCTTGCCACGGCCGCGCTGCTGTCGTACAGCCCGCCCGCAGGTGCTCAGCGGGTGGTGGCCAGCTTTACGGCGCCGTGGGCGCAGTCTGCGCCGCTGGCGGTTGAAACGCACGCCCCCATGCACCACACAGATGCCCTCGACCAGCCCACGCGGGCGCGGTGGGCGCAGGGCGAGGCGCGCGAGTGCGAAGCCCGCACGCAATGGCCACGCATGTCCGCGCAAGACCGCGAGCGCAGCGCCCCGTGGCAGCAGTTCGCCCGCCGCCTGCAGGCGCAAAGCGCGCAGCCCTGGGTGGTATCGCGCGAGGCAGATGCGCAAGCCCGCGCGCCGTGGGGCGAGTTTACAGGTCGCCCAGAGCTCACCGCGGTGGCCGTGTGGGTGCGCGCCGTGGTGTCAGACCCGCAAAGCACCGCCCTATGGGGCCAATACGCAGGCCGGCCTGCTCTGGCGCTGCGCCCCACCTGGGCCGCCGCGCGCCGGGCCGATGCCGAGCGCTGGATTCCGTGGTCACGTTTTGGCCGCCCGCTCGATGCCGGGTGGGGCGTGGTCACACCGCCGGGCGGCCCCCCTGTTGACGAAAACGGCACAGTCATCGTGCTGGCCCAAAGGACATACATTGTGATAAACGAAGCACGTCTACGCCGTGTCGATGGCGATATTCAAATCCCGACTTTCACGATGTCCATGTCGCTGGACACGGACTCATGGGCGTGGGGGTTCTCCGCTGACGTACCCCGTGGTGCGCTGCCGAACTTGCAGCCTTCAAACTTCGGCGACCCTGTGGAGATGGAGGCGTGGGTGAACGGAGTGCCCTACCGCTTTCTGGCCGAGCAGCTTTCCACGAGTCGCACCTTCGGTAAGGAGTCGCTGCGCATCTCGGGGCGTGGGCTCACGGCAACGCTCGACGCGCCTTACGCCCCCACACTCAACTTCGGCAACACTGCCGCGCGCACAGCGCAGCAATTGATGGGTGACGTGCTCACCGTTAACGGGGTGCCTTTCGGCTGGACCGTGGACTGGCAACTGACCGACTGGCTGGTGCCAGGCAACGTCTGGACACACCAGGGGGCGTATGTCGGGGCGCTCAATAGCATCGTGCAGGCGGCGGGCGGGTATTTGCAACCCCACGAGAGCGACAAGGTGGTGAAAGCCCTCCTGCGGTACCCCACGGCGCCGTGGGACTGGGGCGCCGCGGCAGACTTTGAACTGCCTGCAGACGTGACGACGCAGGAGGGCATCGTGTGGCAGGAAAACCCCCGCTACAACCGGGTGTTCGTCAGCGGTGCGTCGGCCGGCGTGCTCGGCCAAATCACCCGCGCGGGCACCGACGGGGCGAGCATCGCGCCGATGGTCACCGATGCGCTCATCACGCACGCAGACGCGGCAAGGCAGCGCGGCGTGCGTGAGTTGGCCGCCGGCGGGCGGCAAGCCATGGTGGCCCTGCAACTGCCGGTGCTTGAGACCACAGGCGTCATCCCGCCCGGAAAGATGGTGCGCTACGTGGACGGCAGCACCACACGGGTGGGCATCACCCGCAGCGTACAGGTGGATGTGCGGATGCCGGAAATCTTCCAAAGTATCGAGGTCGAAACCTATGCGTAACCCCTACCGTCAACTGCTCGAAGTCTTGCCACAGCGCCCCCTGCAAGTGGGCGACGTGCTGCAGATTGCCAACGGTGTTGCCCTCGTGGAGTTGCCTGGTGGCGGCAGGCTCACGGCCCGCGGCGACGCCACAGTGGGCCAGCGGGTATTCGTGCGGGATGGCGTGATTGAGGGTGCCGCCCCCTCGCTGCCCATCGAAATCATTGAGGTCTAACGCGCCACCGTGCCGCAGGCGCGTTCGGGCCGGGCTTCGCATACTCAAGACATTGGTGCCCCCGTTGATGGGCACGGACATGCCGCGCCTATGAACAACGAAGCTGTAAACCACCTCGCCACGCTGGGCGACCGAACGGCAGGTGCCGGCGCAGGACTGGGCGTGTTCGGGTGGCTCCTGTCGAGCCAGTTTATCGGTCTTGCGGGCCTTGTCGTCGCCCTAATCGGTGTGCTCATCAGTTGGCACTACAAACGTGAAGCAAACCGCCGCCACATAGCGGAGCACGCTTTGCGCATGGAGCGCCTACGCCACGGGCGGCGGGTAGACACAGACCTTGGCGAACTAGGGGTGGACGAATGAGCGCCGTGCCACACAAGCTGCACACCAGTATTGCGGCGCTCCTGCTGCTGCTGGCAGGGATGACAGTCGCTGGGCTGAAGGTGGAAGAAGCCGTGCAGAAAGAGGCAAGCGAGAACGCATACATCCAGGCAGTTGCCAGCGACCCGGATGTGTCGGACGCCGTGCGTATCGCCATGGTGATGGCCAACTTCTACGAATCGAGTAACCGCCACATCGGCAAACCCTACGTGGACAAGCTCGGGAAGGGACAGCCCTTGACCGTGTGCAATGGGCTCACTGGCGCCGAGGTGGTTCCCGGCAAGTGGTACAGCCCGGCAGAGTGCTACAGGCTGGAAAAGCGCCGCTACATCGGCTACGAGATTGAGGCCGGACGGGTGCTCAAGCACTGGGCGACATACAACCCGTTCCAGCAGGCCACGTTCCTCGATTTTCTGCACAACAAAGGCGCGGGCAACTTGGCCGCCAGCACCATGCTGCGCAAGGCCAACGCAGGGGACTTAGTTGGCGCGTGCCAGGAAAACCCGCGCTGGAACAAAGGCACCGTCAATGGCGTGGCCGCCGTGCTCCCCGGTCTGCGACTGCGGGGCGATTCAAACGATGAAATCTGCCGCACTTGGCGGCTTGGGGTACCACCAGCATGAGGAAAACCATCATTGCCCTCGCTGTCGCAGCATTGCTCGCCGGCTGCGCCGTGGTCCCAGCCACCACAGCGCACCGCGCCTGTGAACTCATGGGCGTCGCCCTTGATGAAGCACAGATGGCCGAGGCATGGTACATAGAGGCCGGGAAGATTCTTGAGGCCTGTGGCGCACGGGACGCTGGCAAGCGCGCCGGGTACAAGGCCTGCTACGCCCGCCGCTTCAACGACACATCGGTGGTGTGCGAATGAGCCGCGAAAAGTGCATGGAGGCCCAATGATCTACACCCACATCGCCGCGGCCGTTATCGCGGCGCTGGCCGCATGGTTCTTCCAGGACAACCGCTACACCGCCGAGCTGGCCGAACTGCGGCTGGAACATGCAAACGCCGTCATCAAAGCCACGTCTACGCTGCGTGCCGAGCAGCACGCCATCACAACGAAATACCAAGGCGCCCTCAATGCTGCTACCGAACGCGAAACCATCTCTCGCCGTCATCTGGCCGCTGCTGCTCGTGAGTCTGACGGGCTGCGCGAGCAACTCAGCGACACCGCCCGCCGCATCGCTGCATCTCCCCCCGCCGCCGTCGCTGAGTACGCCACTACCGTCAGTGGACTATTCGCTGACTGCAGCCGAGACTATCAAGAGCTGGCAGGCACGGCTACGGGCCACGCGAATGATGTCCGAAAGCACCGCGACGCCTGGCCGGTGACGCCCCCGAATTAAAAGGTCTGCATGCCCAAAATCGACCCGAAGCTGTATGAATTCGCAACGGTGCGGCAACTTGAGCTGCTGGAGGCCATCGACAAGCACGGCAGCTATCGGCGTGCGGCCGCGGCCCTGGGGGTCACGAAAGGCACCCTCGACACCGCCGTCGCCCGTGTGCGGGGCAAGGCTGCGCTGGCCGGGCACGCGCCCGCGCACGACATGGTGCACACCGTGCCTGACGGGTACATCGTCAAGGGGGTGTCGTCCCTGTATGACAAAGACGGAAAGCTGTCGGCCCAGTGGGTCAAGTCCTCCGCCGACGCGCAGCGCCAGGCCGAGATGCACAAGGCCACCCTCGACGCGATGTGCGAGGAAATACCCCGCCTCAACGCGCTGCCCGCGCCCAGCGCGCCGTTTGCCCCCCACCTGTGCAGTTGCTACGTCATCACGGACTACCACCTGTCCATGCTCTCGCACCACGAGGAAACCGGCAACGACTGGGACGTGAAAATCGCGGAGCGCACTTTGCTCGCGTGGTTCACCCAGGCCATCGCGCAGGCCCCCGCATCGGAGACCGCGGTGTTCGCGCAGTTGTCAGACTTTCTACACGCCGACGGCATCGAGCCGCTGACGCCTGCGTCCAAGCACCTGCTCGACGTGGACAGCCGTTTCTACAAGGTGGTGCGCACGGCCATTCGGTTGCTGCGGCATATCATTGACATGCTGCTGGCGAAGCACAAGACCCTGCACATCATCATGGCCGATGCGAACCACGATCCGGTATCGCAAATCTGGCTGCGCGAGTGGTTTGCCGTGCTGTACGAGAACGAGCCCCGCGTGACGGTGGACCGTAGCCCGAACCCCTACAACGCTTTCGAGTTCGGCAAGGTGGCCCTGTTTTTCCACCACGGACACAAGAAAGGGGTGGCCAACGTCCAGGACGTTTTCGTCGCGCAGTACCGCGAGATGTACGGGCGCACGAAGCACGCATACGCCCACATGGGCCACCTGCACCACACCCACGTCAAAGAGCACAATTCGATGACCGTAGAGCAGCACCGCACCCTGGCGGCGCGGGATGCGTATTCGGCGCGGGGCGGGTACTTGTCAGGGCGCGACGCGAAGGTGATAACCTACCACCGCGAGTACGGCGAGGTGAGCCGATTGACCATCAGCAGCGACATGGTGCGGCTCTCAGATGGGGAAACGGTAGCGTAAGCGTAGTGGTGAAACGTACAGCACTGCAAGGTGTTGATGTCTGCGGCTCATTGGAAGTCTCTCGCTATACACGGGGCCAAGAGCCCCACGACATGGAGCATGACAAGCACGAACTCTCGCCCAAAATCCATATTCACACCCCATAGGGCCAGCCCGGTGAAGCCGTAGAGCGCAAGGTGTGACACTAAAAAGATGGCGATGGCGTCCAGCACGCGGATTGCGGTTGTACGGTTCATGCCTTACTCCCCAGCCGCGCACGGGCTGCGGTAATGGCCGCAAGAACTTCCTGCCGGTCTTTTGCAAGCGGGGTTGTTGCCACCTCCAGCGCCTCCACCAGTTGCAGAATCAGCGCCTCGTCGCTCTTGCGGACTTCGGACTCAACGGCGTGGGCAAAGCGCGTCACCATTTTTCGGTCTTGCTCTCGCAAGTGCTGCGAACCCAGTGCCTCGAAATACAAGGCGGAAATCTCTTTATCACTCAGTGCCCTGCTGGCCTCCTTTGATGCCGTGGGCGGCTTCTGTCATCCGTACCCACTGTATCGCCGTGTCAAAAATCCACGGTTCTATGCACCTTGATCGAATCCACCCCTCCTTCAGCGGCTCCCGCGCTACGGGCTGGGGTGCTGCGTTGGCTCGGTCATATTGCTGAATACGATCAATGATGCGATCAAGTAGCCGCTGATTTTCTGTGCTGCAACCACAGTCAGACATAACCATTTCAGCCAGCCATTGAGTAGCCACGGCATCCCCCGCAATCACAGGCTGGCCCCACTTGTCAATGGCATCTTGCAAAGCGTCGCGCACCCATATCTTCACCAAAGTCGGTTGCATTGCGAATGCAGGCCAGTGGGTGCACAAGATCGTGTTCAGCTCCGCATCTGTCGGTTCAGTTGTCAGGGGTTTCCCCTTTGCATCCAGCCGTTTCAGTTGTTCGCGTAGTCCACCGATCTGGCACGCCTCGTCGCCAACCGGGGTGCCTGCGTTGAGGCCTAAACCTTCCCCTAGGGCGCGCAGGTGGCGGGCAATCAGGCGCGCATGTGGGGATTGATGGCCGCACCATTTGTCCAGATCGTCAACCGCATGGGCATAGCGATTGCACTTTTCCATGTGGTCGCGCCATAGGGCTTGCTGTTGATGTTTGCCGCTCTCGCGCCCCAGCCAGTAGACAAACCACACCAGAAGGGATAGCAGCCCGAGTGCTGCGAAGTCTTGCGCGCTCATGTCGCACCTCCTTGCTTGCGGGCTGCTTCAACTAGCTTTCTCAGATCATTGACGGTTTCGCTTGCCACGATTTTGTCATCAAGGTCGGTGCGCGTCCCGACAAGATACTCAGCAAGCCATTGCCAGCACGCAGCATCCTCTTGCACCCCGGCTGGTGCTGACTTGGGTGTAGAGGCGGCGGTGTATCCGTCAATGCCATAGGTCCCAGCGATGACCAGGGCATGCCGCCCTTTGGGCAACTGCTGCAGAGCATCTTCCGAGAGTTCTGACCCCAAGTCCAGGTAACCGCTTGCGCCAACATCCAGATATGCCACGGCCTCGCTCGGCCCCGCTACAGTGGCAGGCGCTGCCGTTACCAGTGGATCGCCCATCCCTG